GTGTTAATTGGTTTAGGCCACAAATGGATTTCATTTCATCTAAAACAGATATTTGGAAATTTGAGTGGGGATTTGGTGTAGATTTTGAAGAGTGGGTCAGTGATTTACTCAATGTAAAATTTGTGATGAAGGATATGCCATATAAAAAACTGACCACTAATGAGAGCAAGAAGTTAGTAAAGACTGATAGACTTATAGATAATATAAAGCAACTTTACCGTCAGGACATTGAAACGTTCTATCCCGAATTGGCAACATCACTCCAAGAAGGAGCAGAAGAGAAAACTTAAACCTCAGGCAATGAGGTCTAGGCGCGAAGCACTGCGCCAGTTTAAAAAGCAGCACATGGGTCGTCCAAAAGGCGACCTTTTGTCATATTATGGCCACATACGAAAAGAGACGCATGGCAGTCAAGCACGAAATCAAATCTCAACTTGCCAAACTTCTTGCTACTGAAGATTTGTTAGTTGAGCATAAGAAAGTTATGACTGCTCAATTCAATGTTCATACTCGTGTCTTAACACTTCCTTTGTGGGAGAATGCATCCAATACTGTATATGATCTTTTAGTTGGTCATGAAGTTGGTCATGCGCTTTTTACTCCAGATGAAGATCCTCCAGAAAATATTCCTCATCAATTTATTAATGTAGTTGAAGATGTTCGTGTTGAAAAATTGATGAAACGCAAGTATATGGGACTTGCAAAAACTTTTTTTAATGGATACCATAAACTTCATGATGATGATTTTTTCTCTATTGATGGAGAAGATATATCTAAAATGAATCTTGCCGATCGTGTAAATCTATCGTTTAAGATTGGAAATTTTATTGATATTAATTTTACTGAAGAGGAGATGGTAATTGTCAATATGATTAGTGAATGTGAAAACTTTGCCGATGTTTTGATTGCTGCAGACACTTTATATCGGTACTGTGTAGAGCAAAAAGATAATGAAAATACTGAAAAAATTGAAGACATTGATGACCTTGATTTTCCACCATTGCCATCACAAAAAAATTCTACAGGCCAATTAGAAATGGTTGATGAAAATCAACCATCAAATGAAGATGATAAATCTGAAGAAAACATTGGTAATGAAGAATTGAGGGAAGGCATTTCCGATACAGAATTTAAAGATACTCCAGATATTCATACTGCAAATTCTTTAGATGAAAAACTTCAATCTTTGATTGGGCGCTGTGCATATGAAAATAATTATGTTCAAATTCCCGAAGTAAATTTAGATACTGTTATTGTTAGTAATTCTGATATATTTTATGAAATTGAAAATTGTTTCAACTATCAACAAAAACATAAAAAACATGACTTGTTTGAGGAACCTGATCAAGACTATTTGAAGTTTAAAAGATCAGCGCAGAAAGAAGTCAACTACCTAGTCAAAGAGTTTGAATGTAAGAAAGCAGCAGATTCTTATGCCCGTGCTACTACTGCTTCAACAGGAGTTTTGGATTGTTCTAAACTTCATACTTACAAATATAATGAGGACTTATTCAAAAAAGTAACTACTCTTGCTGATGGGAAAAATCATGGTCTTGTATTTGTTTTAGATTGGTCTGGGTCAATGCAATATACTATGAGAGATACATGTAAACAATTATTCAATTTAATTTGGTTCTGTAGAAAGGTCAAAATTCCTTTTGATGTTTATGCATTTACTGGAGAATGGAATCGTGCTTTTTATGATTATGATCAGGAAAAGGTAGTCAATTTTGATTTAAAACCTCATTATACGAAAAAGGTTGGTCTCCTTTCTATTCATGAAAGATTTTCTATGTTGAATATTTTGACTAGTAAAGTTTCAAGTAAAGATTTTGAAAATCAACTCTTGAATATTTGGAGAATTATATTTACTTTTGATAATTCATATCGTATTGGGTATAGTGCGCCACAGCGTTTGTCTCTTTCTGGAACTCCTTTAAATGAATCTATTATTGCTTTACATCAAATTATTCCAAAATTTAAGAAAGATAATAACCTTCAAAAAGTTCATTGTATCATTCTAACTGATGGTGAAGCTAATAGTATTCCCTATCATGTTGAAGTTATTCGTGGAGAAACCCCTTATATTGGATGTCGTAGAATTAATTTAGAGACCACTTTTTTACAAGATCGTAAGATTGGGTCAACATATAAATTTGAAAGTTACTATCATAAATTTACTGAAGTTCTTCTTAAAAATCTAAAGGATAGATTTCCATACACTAACCTTATTGGCATTCGTATTCTTGAAGGTCGTGATGCAAATAATTTTATTAGAATGCATTACAATCAATTTACTTCAGAATATGATTCTATCATTAAGGATTGGAAAAAAAATCGCAGTATTAATATCTCCAATTCTGGATATGATGCATACTTTGGATTGTCTGCAACTGCACTATCACAGGATGCTGATTTTGAGGTTGATGATGGTGCCACAAAAGCAAAAATCAAATCTGCTTTTGTTAAATCTTTGAAGACTAAGAAACTAAATAAAAAAGTTCTAGGTGAATTTATTTCACTCGTTGCATAATATCTAATGATAGAGTCTTTTGATGTCTGTCCTTACTGCGGCAAAAAAGGAAGGCCTTGTTCTGAAGTGACATCACTATCAAGAGCATGGGCTAGAGGTGCCTGCAGAAAAACTCATGGGGGTAGGACGATATATGAACTGTCCACTACAGACATTAAAGACAAGAAAAACACTGTATAATACCTTTAGTTCAAACAAATTTAATGGCACTGTCCACGGATTATATTCTCACTTCTCTTCAATCACTCTATGGAGATGAGATTACTGCTGCAGACATTCGTGCTTGGTGTAATATGAATGATTGCAATTATCAAACAGTCACTAATAAACTTGTTGATTACAAAACTAGTCGTGGAAAGTGGAACTTGACCGTACAAGAAAAACTGGAAAAAAATTATCAGGCACCAACTGCAATGCCTGCTGTTGAGCAAAACCTTATTCCAGCAAAAGATGATACCTTCGTCAGCTTTGGTAACTTCTCTGATATTAAAAAGATTATTAAGTCCGGTTTGTTCTATCCAACGTTCATTACGGGTCTTTCGGGTAATGGTAAAACGTTCTCTGTGGAGCAAGCATGTTCTCAAACAAAGCGAGAACTTATCCGTGTAAACATCACAATCGAAACAGATGAAGATGATCTTATCGGCGGGTTTCGTCTTGTGGACGGTGCTACTGTCTGGCACAATGGTCCAGTCATCGAAGCACTCCAGCGTGGCGCAATTTTGCTCCTTGACGAAATCGACCTTGCCTCAAACAAAATCCTTTGTCTCCAATCTATTCTCGAAGGTAAAGGAGTTTTCCTCAAGAAGATTGGCAAATTCATTACCCCCGCAGAAGGTTTCAACGTATTCGCAACCGCTAATACTAAAGGTAAGGGATCCGAGGACGGACGATTCATTGGCACTAATGTGCTCAACGAAGCCTTCCTTGAGCGGTTCCCTGTAACCTTTGAGCAGTCCTATCCTGCTACTGCAGTAGAGCAGAAGATCCTTATGGCACTCTGTAGTGATACTGACTTCTGCAAGCGTCTCTGTGATTGGGCAGACATTATCCGCAAGACATTCTATGATGGTGGTATTGAAGAAATCATCAGCACTCGCCGCCTGGTTCATATTGTTCGTGCCTACAGTATCTTCAATGATAAGGCAAAGGCAATTCAGGTTTGTGTAAATCGTTTTGATGATGAAACCAAGCAGGCATTCTTGGAACTGTACGACAAAGTTGATGCAGATTTTCAAATGCCAATTGACGAAGAGGTAGAAAACTGATATAATGACTAATGCTTGGAGTCTACTTTATGATGCTATGATTACCTCTGCAAACTCAAATGACTACAATGATTTTTGGGAGAAATCGTATGATTACACTATTGAAACAAAACCAATGACCGAAGACAGGATTACTTTTAGTACTAATATTGAACCAGTTACTAACAGCAAAAGAAAGTATAGTGAAGATGAAATCATCAAAGAATTGAAAGATTACATCACTAGAACATATGATCAGCATTATTCTGCTGGCAGTGATAAAATTCAGACACTTGATCTGATTGAAGCCTGTGGTGACGGTGAAGCATTTTGCCGTAGCAACATTCTTAAGTATGCGTCACGATACGATAAGAAGGGTACTGCCCGTCGTGACATTATGAAGATTCTGCACTATGCTGTTCTTCTAATGCATTTCAACGACAAGAATGCTAATAGCGAAACTTATAACCAATGAAACTGAAAGAAAACACTATGAAACTGTCCGATTCTACTCTGGCACTGCTAAAAAACTTTAGTAATATCAATCAATCTATTCTTTTTAAGAAAGGTAATTATCTTCGCACGATTAGTGTGATGAAAAATATTCTTGCTGAGGTTACAATTACTGAAGAGATCCCTCAAGATTTTGGTATCTATGACTTGAATCAGTTTTTGAATGGTCTGTCTCTCCATCAGAATCCTGATCTTGATTTTACAAATGAAGGATATGTTGTGATCAAAGAAGGCCGTTCTAGGTCTAAGTATTTCTTTGCGGATCCTAATGTAATTGTTACTCCCCCAGACAAAGAAATCACTCTTCCTAGTGAGGATGTTTGCTTTGAGTTAAATACAAAACAACTTGATAAACTTCTTAAAGCAGCTGCTGTCTATCAACTTCCCGACATGTCTGCTGTGGGTGAGAATGGTGTTGTTAAACTTGTTGTTCGCGACAAGAAAAATGATACTTCTAATGAGTTTTATGAAGTTGTTGGTGAAACTAATTCTGAATTTAATTTCAACTTCAAAGTTGAAAATATCAAAATTCTTCCAGGAACTTATGAAGTCGTTGTTTCCCAAAAACTTCTTTCACGTTTTAGCAGTCGTGATTATAACTTAAAGTATTTTATTGCTCTAGAACCGGATTCTACTTTTTCTGGCTGATGACTTTTGATGTTGCCATGAGAATCACGGGCAGTGCTCTTGCAATCATTGCATACTTTGTGGTTCTTCATATTAGTGTTGCTTTTGGAGTGCTTCTGCACTTTATTGGAGATGCTATTTCAGTTCCTTACTTTGTAAAGACAAAATCCTGGGATGTGGTTATAATGCTATCATTCCTTTTGATAATCTCTTTATCAAAAATATTATGAATATCTTTGTAACTGACCCCAGTCCATACAAGTCTGCTATGGTTCTACCTGACAAGCACATTGTCAAGATGCCCCTAGAGACCTGTCAAATGCTTGCTATTGTGTGCTCTGAAAAATGGGGACATAACTTCGGCACTCTTCCTAAAGCAGATGGTACTCCCTATGCTACTGAGAAGGGTGCTTTTCGCAATCACCCCTGTACTAAATGGGCGAATGAGTTTGTGACTAATTGGCAGTGGTTGCTTGCTCACGGACTTGCTATGTGTGATGAGTACACTGCTCGCTATGATAAGGTTCACACCTGCCACAAGACCCTTCTAGCAGCAAAGGAGATACTTCCTACCGCAGACCCACAAGGTCGCAGTGGAAAGGATACAACACCCTTTGTCTTTGCGGGGCCTGATGAGTTTAAGTATGATACAAGCATTGATATCTTCACTGCTTACAAGATGTACATTGCATCTAAACCATGGGTATGTGATAACTACCTCCGGTTGCCGAACAGAAAACCAGACTGGGTATAATGAAACATATTCTGTTTACTTTGAAAGGTTGTCCTTTTGAATTACTAGACGATAGAGAGTTTATTCGTATGCTCTTATATAAAACAGTCAAAGAATGTAAAGCAAATCTTTTAGATTTGAATGTTCATAAGTTTGAACCTCAAGGAGTGACCGGATTTGCTATGATCTCTGAAAGTCATATTAGCATTCACACCTGGCCTGAAAATGGTATGGCAGTGTGTGATGTTTTTACTTGTGGAGATACCTCTATGACTAAAATTGGTGTAGAATATATGAAAGAACAATTGAAGGCAACTGATATTGTATCTAATGAATTTGACAGACCTTTAACATTATTTCCAATTGCCGGTAAAATGAAAACTACTTTAACAGTTGATGAAAATGGGATTCTAACCTTCCCCGATGAACTTATGGAAGAAATTGGATGGAAGGAAGGAGATGTGCTAGAATGGATTCCTAATGATGATGGTTCGTTTAATTTGGTGAAAAAAGAAGATGCGTAATGAATTTCTCTGGGTTGAAAAATACAGACCCAAGACTATTGAAGAATGTATTTTACCACCAAATATTAAGAAGACTTTTCAAGACTTCTTAAATAAGGGTGAGATACCAAATATGCTCCTTGCAGGTCCTGCTGGGTGCGGAAAAACTACGGTAGCAAAAGCACTCTGCAATGAATTAGGAGTAGATTTTTAGGACCACAACGGATCCGATGAAGGACGATTCCTCGATACCGTCAGAAATACTGCGAAGAAT